GTCAGCAAAAGGATTATAACCCTCATACATTAGCTCAACACCATTAGCATTAGTTAGCTTAAATGAATTGTGCCAGGTTTGAAACTCTATCTCTTGAGGTGGTTGCTGTGGCCCTCCTACCTCAAAGTAGTATACTTCAACTGGCACACCTGGATCTAGTATAAGACCAAACGTTTGTTCATAAGATCCTGGACCCATTGTATATGTACCAATTATAAGCCCGTTCTGCATAATTCCTAAATAAGAATTACCCCAACCATCACCACCTGCATCACCTATCCATAGTTCATAGTTACAGTCTGGAACTAAATCCATTATAGTTGCGTTAGGATCATAATTAAATGCATTTGGGTTAGTGCACCCATAAGTATGTAGTGTAGCACATGATCCATCATCTTCATTGGCTTCTGGGTTAAACTCAACATAGTCATCATCTAAACAACCAGGTATTGTTGGTACAGTAGGACAAGGGTTTGCATTTTGTGCTCCTGAATATAATACATTACCAAAACCTGGATTATCCATATTCCATAAAGTATCTCCAGCACAATCATAAACTACAATTGTTCCATCCATATTACCACCTGAAGAAGAGCCAGCCATACCATCACCATAAGTATCTGAAACAATCAATTCCCACGGTGCATTTTGATCTACACAAAAAGTATATGTATATGTTTGTCCTATGTCTTGAAAGTTATATGATCCATCAGGCATTTCAACTCCTGGTCCAGAGTTAGTTACCATTGTCCAACCTGTTTCACCAGGCCAGTTATCAAACATAATCTCCATTGTAATTTGATACTGAGAAGTAGTATCACAAGATGTTCCTGTACAAGTACCATCATCAAATGTTGCCCATGGGTTATAAGCTATTTGTGTAGGATCTGTACAACCAGCAATACAAGGATTAGGTATATGGGTTATTGTGTCTGACATAGAACCATCTACAAACTCTAACTGCAAGTAGTGTTCTACACTCCAATTGGGTGGCATTTGTCCATTACCTGCTATAAATCCAAAATTATTTACTGGTGCTGGTGCAAAGTTTAGAGGTCCTATTCCTTGCTCATTTGATATAATAACATTAGCTACTTCACAATTAGGATTGTAATCATCTAATGTCCATTCAAATATAATTTGTGTTTGTGTTCCTCCACCTATACATATATCATATGCATTAGATGTAAGAATCCCATTA